AAATTAAACTGTTCAAGATATCAATACTTAAAGCTTACTTAAAGGCTTTTTACTATTGATATCAAAGTAAGCCAATCTAAACCGGAGATTAAAGGTGGGGTAGCCTGCCAAAAAGAATGTAGCTCCAGATACCGTGACCTCGATACTATCCCAAGTCATGTCTACGGAGTAGTTATATAGGGCGGGATTTAAGAACGGAGCATCTATAATCTCCATCTGCACAAACGGGGTATTTGTAAATCCATGTTGGAAGCTTTCGGAAAATGTAACATTCGTGATGATCTCTGGCACAAATGGATCCTGTACAACCTCCGGGACCTCCACAGTAATATCCTGGTAACCTACTAGACGTAAAACGTTATCGAAGGTGTTAAAACGCCCCTTAATCATCTCCCTTACCGGGTTATCAGTTATAGATTGGTAAAAGGGGGGGATATCTTCTAAAGGTTGTTCTTCTATAAATATCTGCTTTTCTTCTTTCATCAGGAATTGATATGCATATCGGTAAATAATATCTGTACTCTGTATTCAGTATTGGCAATACCCGTACTAATAGTAATGAGTCCATTCGAGTATACACAAGGGATCCAATAATTTCCCGCACCAAAGTATTCATTTGCGCTGCTTATCTGCTTCCAAAAGCTATCATCAGTCATCGGGGCCGGTGTGACCCTTCCAATTACTTCATACGTAATACTAGATGGGGCTGGGACAACTAGGTCACCAGAGGCGTCACTCAGCACATCCAGATTTATAATCTTCACAACACGCAGAAATTCCGAACCAACTTTATATCCTTTATCAGCTCTCCCAATTCTAGGGTCTCCAGAGGTGCTTCTATAGAATTCGGGCTTTTGCTCCTCTCGTTTCTCGTCCATTAGTAGTTATCCAGACTATATATCCTCGCTATAGCATAGGCGCGTGTACCAAATCCCCCTGTATCGACCTCCAACGTTTTCGCCTCGTTATCTATTGTTATATCCATATTGGCGTCATACTGTTCTACAGCGCCTGTAATATACTTAACTAATATTCTGATAATAGGCCGCGTAGAGTACGTATACCTTAGGGGGAAAACTATCAACCCCGTGCCGGAAGTACTTTCACTATACTCTGTGACCTTTATAACCTTTTGGTTTTGCAAGGAAGCATCCCCGGCGAATCTATTAGTAGAAGGATTGTTAGACATAGATCCGTAAAACTCCGGCCTCTCTTCCAAGGGCTGTTCTTGAATATACGTCTTTTTGATTTTATCTATATCCATTATAGATTACCTGCCAATCTCTTCCCCCCCTGCTGCTGACTAGACATCTGCATATCTACAGACACAGACAGTACAGTCGGAGAGACGCCAGAGGAAGAGTATAATTTTAGTCTAATCTGCATCTCCAACCACTTTGGACTAATAGGAAACGACTTATATATAGCCGATGTATCACTAGTATAAGAGAGATCTCCTAGCAAAGTATAGCCCGCAGCCGCTTGGTCTAGCTTGGTATATACCTCTATCTTTTGCCCTGCTGTTAAAGGCTCACAGACGACATTGATACTAGTCGACTTCTTTTCCCTATCAATGTCGCCTCCATCAATTCTTAAGGAATCCACGAAAGCGGTCGCTTGATCACTACTGGTATCTATCATGTCTATTCCTTGTATAGCGACCCCCGTGGTGTTATCGCTCCAAGAGACATAGAATTTACTGGAGGATATACCCAATATGCATCCAATCTGGACCCCTCTGTTGGTTACATTATTCCAAGCGTAGTTTCCAGTAGATATGACATAATCTTTGCTCAGTGCAGTAGGATAGTCGTTATCTTTAGTCCCATACGCATATATTACCCTATCCATTTGAGAGGTACCTCCAGTCATACCGAAGTATACGATCTTCTCCCAAACCGCCAACGCGCCGGGATATATTTCCACGGTCAGGTTATCTCCTAGATTCTTCAACTTCCTCTTATACGTTATACCACCATTATATATAGTGATATTACCTTCCGTACCATGCATGATAATCAATTTATTATTACCGGTATTGGCCATGGCATTAATTTGGCCGTCAATGTCTATAAAGTCATTATACGTTGGCGACACCCCATCCCAAAAGTATACCCTAGAACTTCCATACTGCTCTATTGAAGTACCTCTATTAGTGCCAATTGCTATATATGATCCGATCGTTTCTAAACACCGGACAGATTCCCCACGAGGAAATATAAGCCTTTCGTTGTCCCACACTTCGGAATCATCCATCGTAGCTAAGAAACGCCCATTACCGATACACAGTAGGTTCTGGAATACTTCCATGGGATGAAATAACCCGTCAGTTTCCAGAGGTCTGGTATAGCCCTTTATTTGTGCCTTGGACAGGTCATTTGCAGTGCCTGTACCTATACCGCCATCACTCACCGTAGAAGTTACATGGATATGATAAGTAGCACCCACGTTAAGGAAGAAGGCTTTATTGCTAAACTCGAACAGATTATCTGCATTATCCGTCCGGGCACCTGCTGTTAATGATGCGGTCGCAACCGAGCTATCATTTGCATCGTGTAGGGTTACTGTGACCGTACCAGTGCCCTTACCCCCAAAGTAAATATTAAAACCGAACATACTCATTTTAGTAGCCACAAATGAGAACTTATTTGTAGACGTTTCGCTAATAGAGGTCGGAGGGGTATACCCGGAAGCCACCCCGAAACTATTAGATAGAAATCTGTTATAACTCATCGTGTACAGATAATTATTATCGAGACCTTCAATACCCCCAACACCGGCTATACGTCCCAACTGGGCATTTTGAGCATACCACCCAAGATCAGTGTTTAATGTATTGAAAATTTGCAGCCCCTGTCCAGTGGAATTAGGGATCGTACTCAGTAACGAATAGACATTAGAGGTACTTTTTTTGTATAACCCACCAGAGGCACCATACATATATATATTACCGTTATATTCCACCATCCATTTCACAAGGTCGGTGACTACAGTACCAGAGTCTTTCGTGAGCTTGCGAAGTATAGAGAGTTTGTCTGGATCCGTACGGAAATCAATACCAATGCCATCATCAAACGAGTTCTTATATCCAATCCTACTTCCTGTAGATTGTCCTCCTGTCCATGATTCTTGTGACCAAATTTTTGCCATATTTATCCAATGTTACGAGGGTAGTCGTTAGGGTTAATTATCGTTCTTCTTCCTCTAGGTATTACCATTTTAACGCTTTCAGTATAAGTAGAGTTCTGAAGCTCCTTAAGAAGTTCCGCGTAATCTTCAAAAACGCTACGCTTCTGTTCTGTATTCTCCTTATTTCTAAAATAATCCTTGCAAGCCCTGATCCAGATGATGTCTTGAAATCCTTCTGGAACCAAAGGGGAGTCCCCAATTCTATACGTTTGACCGCTTGCGGTAGATCCCTGATAAGCGCTAGAAAGTACTAAAGTAGTAGAATTAGTTAGGGATGCTATCTCATAAGAGACGCCGTCAATTTCAATGAAAGCCTCTGGTTTGACATTTGAGGAAGTCCAGGATGTTGTTGTGCCGGTGACGGTAGTAGATCCTAGGGTGACTGCTACAGTACCAGTAGTATAATCAAGTAAGCTCATTGGCCTTCTTCTAGTTCTCACGCCTGTAATAGTTATCGTAAGACTGCTGGAAGCGAATGTGGGGAAGAAGCTAATCTGCCCGTTATTACTTAAATGATAAAACTGTACTGCATTTGAGATATTTCCTGAGGAATATACGTTTAGCAAGTTCCATTGCTCTGTATCCCTGACCTCTACGGGGTTATATCTTATCCCTGATGATACTACAGTAACAGCCTCAATCTTCCTCATATTATAAGGAAGATTATAGGTTTGGGTGCCCGCGGTGCTAGTAATAGTAAAGGTCTTATACAAAAACTCCCAGTCTCTTAGTGCTGTTACGTACCTTTCTGCCTGAGCAATTCTACGGATAGATCTCGTAGCATTAGTGACGCTATCGTCACTTGTAGCGTCTAGATACTCGGTTTTTAAATCGCTTAAGGTTAGCATTTATATTTAGGCTGTGAATTCTGTGACTAATAAATTTTTAGATCCACTTGATACAATTGCATTTATAGCACAAAATGGAACGACATTATTATCTAAGAGTATACTTCCTCCATTTGCGTTAATGCGCATGCCAGAACCTACAACAGCAGGAACCCCAAAACTGTAATAAATATCCGTATCGGAGTCATTAATCAAAACTACAGCCCTACGTACACCGTTGGCACTTATGCCTAAAACTTGGCTACTAACATTTGATACTGTAGTGCTGGTATGTGTTGGAGTCTTTCCTACGATATTTGTCATATTAATTCACTACATATTAAATAGTTTATTTGATTAAATCAATCCATGAGCATTAAGAAAAATGCTGCTGTCGCAGTAGCTCCTGCTCCTGTTGTATAAACAATTTCTAAGATAGGCCGATCAGTAGCAGTTGCCGCATTTCGGGAGTGATATTTACTTGACCCGTTAGCGGTATCGCCCGAGGTAGTATAGAGAACCCATCCATTATTAGTCCAAGTGCTATTTATAAAGTTTTGAACAGAAGTAGTAACATCCCAAGTGATAACTGTGCCGGCAGTTGTAGTCATAGGCACTGAAGTAGACGAGTCTGCATTATATCTATCGTCGGTGGTATCTTGCGCTCCTACAGTGGTCCATGTGGATGGCTTCTGATACTCTGACCAAGTTGACTCGCCTGTAAGTGCTACCGATCCATCCTTACCTGTACCGACTCCCTCCCCAAACGGTCTTCTTAACGCTGCTATTGCATGCGTTTTAGTGTTGGCGCCGTTGTCGAAGGCAGTAAATTTCAACTTAAGCGTGGCTGAGGTGACAGTTTCTGTTCCGGTAAAGCCTTGTCCTGATAAATCAAACTTAATCAGCGAATATTTACGATCGGTAGATGGTGATCCACCAGTACCAGCGCCAATGTACAGCTCAGTATTGGCGCCTGAGTTATAACTTCTAAATTGAAAGATGTGATTATCAGTTGTCCCAGTGTAGGAACTGACCCCTTGTTGTAATGTTAACGTTGCCATTTATTAAAGATTTTGTCCGAGTATAAGTCCGTAATATTGTCCAGAACTTGTACAGGTAAAGCCAAATAGATCTGCCTTATTTGCACCTGGTGTAAGAGTCGGAGTGACACCCCCTGGCCACTTAATTGTTGAGAACCAAGTCACTGTACGTGTGCCCGTACCGTCCTGAACCAAGATCAACATAAATTTTTGTCCTACCGATGCATTGGATAAAGCCAAGGTACGATTGCCTCCCAGTACAACTGTATGTACATTGCTAGTAGCAAGGTTAAATGTAACTGTAGCCCCGTCGGTATCGGTAGTTATTGCACCATAACTCGCATCGATGTTTACTTTTCCTGTGCCCTTGGCTACTAGTTTAAGATCGATGTTAGTATCCCCACCAGTTGCCTGTAATTGTGGAGCGTTGCCGGTTGCGGCGTTCTTGACGCTCACCTCGTTCACTGCCGAAGCTGTTGTAGAGAATTTAATTTGCTCGTTACCATTTTCGTCATCTATAGATCCAGTGTCTACAATCTTAGGCCTGGTATAGGTTTTATTAGAAACAGTCTGTGTATCTGTATCACCCACAAACGCTCCGGACGGATTGGTTTTGGTAGTAACTGCGGAAGTACCTGTACCTACTAAAACACCCGTTAATGTAGTAGCCCCAGTACCTCCATTGGATACTGCGACCGGTGTACCTATTTGTCCTTTTGAAAATGCTGAGTTGCTCATAATTTGATATTTACCTTATACATACATTACCTTCCTATAAGCTTTCCAGCTTATGTTGTTACCAGAAGCTCCAGTTACTCTAACCCTAACTGCTGTACCAGAAATATCCTCTGTACCATCCCACAAGATCTGATCTTCTCCAAGAACGGCTTGGTTAAGGGTTCCGACCAGTGTGATTGTTCCGGATACATTCTTGTATGTGTTAGTTAGCTTGTAGCCTGCGCTGTCTCCTGCAGTGCCCGAGACACCCCCTGTGCGTCTTGCTGTAATAAAGGTCTCAATAACAACAGTAGTGTCTGTAGGGATCGTATACGATCCTAGAGTGGTGACCGTCGCATCAGTAGTGCTCACAGTGTTCACGATCGGATTAGGATCATCTGCCTGCAACTGCATACCACGCATATCGAACATGACTGCTCGCGCTGATGTCGCTATTAATACACCAACAGGTTTCGAGATTTGTCCAATAGCAGAGGGCTCGGTTACCGTAAGGCCACCCGCAGTAGAAGGGTCTAGGAATAGTGAAGACCCCGGAGTTCCTGCAGGAATATTGTTAGTGATTATCCAGCCGAATGGCTGGTATACGAATGCATTAGCATTTGTCACGGATGTCACATAACCGATAATTTCTGCGTTAGAAGCGCTATCTGCCTGGGCCTTTGCATATTGGTTATCAGTCCCATTTGATTTGATTAAATTACCAGCAGATAAGCCATGAGCAGTTTGACTTATACTTTGAAGGGAATTACCTGAGTTGGCAGCCACATAGTCTATTACAGCAGCCGAAGTAGGCCAAGTCGTATCGTTATCGTTTGCGGCAATGGTGTCTGATTCTGTGACAAGAGCAACACTGGTAACGTGGGTAGTGTCGATAGAGTTAGTTTTAACAACGCCCGTGAGACTGGGAGTAGCATCGTTATAGGTAAAGTCGATTGTAGCACTATCTGTCAGAATAGCTCCTATTGTGTCTTGGGCACGTTCGTCGGTGTAATAGAGGTTCAGAGATCCTTCGATAAGATTGTCAGTTGTCTTAGCAGAAAAAGCTGAGTTGAATCTCGCGGCTGTGTAATAAAGATTAGTGTTTTCCGCTAAATCCGCAGTTGTAAATGTTGAGAGCGATACGTTTCCAGTAAAGGTATTAGAGACGTCAGCATAGGTCCATGTCAGGCCGGTGCCGTTCTGCACTAACGCAGCTACACGATCGTCAACTCTCTCGTTGGTAAAGTACAAATTAGTTGGCCCTTCTGGTAGTGAGTCCGTATTTGAAGCACCTAATATAGCGCTAGGCACTACTGTAACATTTGTTCTTGAGTTTCCAGCATCATCAGCGGCAGTAATTCCAGTACCTACAAAGTTAAGTAGAGCCCTTTGTGTCAACGAAGAACCTTCTTCTGCAATAGTGGCGTATCCGCCAGCCCCACCAGAGGAGGCTATCGTAATGCTATTAGCACCATGAGTAACAGTGACATTAGTGCCTGCTGTGATCGTCTTGTATTCCAGAGCTCCTGCAGCATTATTGACACCTAGTACCTGATTGGATGACCCAAATGAAGTTAGACCCGTACCACCCTTAGCAGTACCTACAGCAGCTGATAGAGCAGCATCAGTAAGCTGCCCTCCCCCAGCAGCGTTCGTGTGATTATGGGCAGCATTTGCGAAACTGCCTATTGTAGGGGTTGTAAGAGTTTTATTAGTGAGAGTCTGAGTTGCGTCATCACCAACCAGAGTAGTATTAGCATTAGGCAGTATATAAGTACGAGTAGTGCCAGCTGAAATGCCAGATACTTGGAATTGTGCTTTTTTAGTAGCGTCGGTTTCATCAATAATAAATGTTGTATTATCAACTAGTAATTTGTTAGTGAGAGTTTGTGTATCCGTATCACCTACTACAGTCCCCGAAGGAGCGGTTACTGTAGTTAATACTCCAGAGGTAAGTTTTGCTAGCCCTGATCCTGAGGCTCTTTTAATGATCTTACCAGTAGTACCAGAGAATATAGCAACCTCGGAATCGACAGAAGTGGCTGTATTTGAAACAACATCACCAGTACCAGCGCCTCCACCGCCTGTAGCAGCTATTGGGTTATAAATGTCGGACATATTTCTTCAATTATCATAGGGATAGATTGAATATATTTCAATACAACATTGAAATAAGGAAAAAACGCCTCACAAAGAAGCGTTTTAATCCTATTACATACTAATGTCAGATGTTTTTCAGGCACCCACAGATTATTTTATACCAAATTCGTCAGTAATAATAGCATCTACGAGGTCTAATTTTCTTTTAATGCCAGTAGTATCCACACTACGACTTTCAGCCATTTCCTTTAGCGACGTGATATTCATATCTTCAAGTTCTGACCTTCTATTGTCTAAAATTTCCTCATCAACAGAGTTCATTGCCTCAAAACCGTCTTTCTCTTCTTGGGCAGCGTTCAATACCCGCACGTTTTCCATCTCAATAGCTGCATTACCCTTAGGCACTGCACCATTTAACGCATCTACTGGAGATAATATACCTTCAGCATACTTAGCTCTCACGCTGGGATCAAAGGTCTTAGGAAATCCATCCGTAGTTGTAAGCCCTCCTTCTCTGTCATTTGGGACTGTAGATGTTTCTCTTGTACGAATCAATTCGTCTATGATATATTTCTCGGCCTGGAAAGCCCCAGGTTCTGTCATCATAAGCGTTCCTTGAGTAGGAACTACTCCAATTACCGTATTATCCATAACGACTTCTACATCATGATTAAGCGGGTTGCTAACAACGTAGATATTGTTAGGGTTTTTTACTTCTTTTTCTCTTTCCATAATTATTTTTAATTAAGTAAACCATATATACGATTTAACTTATTTGGAGAGCCCGTAGGCCCCCCTGATAAATTAAACCCCGCCGAAGTAGGCTTGGTATAACTGGATTGAAGAAGTTCCAGAAGAGGTTGCTGATGTGCTGTGCGCTCCAGAGATTCCAGCATTAGATGCTGAAGTTGAAGTCACTGATCCTGCTGTTGCAGACGCATATAGTGCACCTCCTGAAGTTGCTCCAGAAGAAGTCACAGTTCCTGTACCATTTAAAAGATACCAAGAACCACCAGTTGTTGAAGTGTTTGCTACAAGAGTAACAACCACTCTACCTTTAGTAGAAGTTGTTAAACGTGAAACAGTATAAACTCCAGCCGCTGTTTTTGTGAATACACAAGCATCAGCTACTGCATTAGAAGCTACACCAGGTAAATAGATATACTCGTTTCCAGTTTTAGGGTCTAGGAAAGCCTGACCATATTGCTGTACTGGAGTTGTATCTGCAGTTGTTAAGTTTAGCGTTGCTAAATTTGATTGAGCCATTTGTTATATATACTAATTAAATATTAAGTGAAGATTAGAACGAAGTGTCTGTTAGGTGCAAATGATAATAAGTTTCCCCCGAGAACTATTTGACCTACACGACCTGCTTGATCAACAGGCATTTTCATATCAGTCATTGAAAGACCGACATTTTTTGAATCCATACCTTCATATACTCCTTCTAGCTCTTTATTGCCTCCGAAGTTCATTGCGTGCCATCCTTGGCCTTTCATCTGTAGACCATACCAGTTAAGTCTTTTCATATTAAGACCATACCAGTAGTTAGCAGTACATTTGTCATCAGCAATAACTGGTTTACCTCTATACATAATAGCGTTTAGACCAATGTTAGCGCCTAATGCAGAAGAATCTCTCACAACTTTACCCAAACGAGTTGCCTGAGCATATCCTGCGGATTGTACATTAGTATATTGAGTTAAAGGGATTAGACCTTCTAAAGTTTGCCATAAAGCATTAGTAGTGACATGTAGATCTACTACATCACTACCTTTCTTAGCTGCAAATTCAGCAGTACCAATTGTAGAAAGAGTAGTAAGACCAGCACCTACAGCAGTTCTAGTTGCTCTAAGTGAAGTATATGTAGTTCTTGAAAGACCTCCATAAGTTGATGCTACAGTTCCATCATCAACAATAGCTTTAAGACCTAAGAAGTCTTTGCTAGAGTTACCTGTACCGTCAAGATAAAACAAATCACCAATAGAATCGACCATAGCATTAGTTCCTTCTTCGATTTTAGCCGTAAGAAGATTGACTGCAGCATTTGGATCTGATTGGTTCTTAGCAATATCAGTATCAGCCAATACGATTGATTGATAGTAGAATGCAGGGTTAAAAGTTAATTGTTGATTAGTGTCCTGTTGAGATACATTGAATGAATCCATACCAGAGAATGATCCCTGTGTGGTTGGTTTAGTCACCTGTATTGCTTTTTTGTATTGAATACTTTGCCAGTCTTGTGGACTAGAGCTCAATACATTTACAGCAAAGGCGTTATTTGCCGATAAAATTAGATCCATTATCTTTGGAGCTAGTTTTGGCAAATCTAAATAGTTTACGTCAGCCATTTGATTTTATAATTTTGTGTGTTATTTAATTGCTCCTTTGATAAAATCACTAAGTGATGTACTTCGAATACTTCGAGATCCACTTCCTGTTGCAACATTATCCGAGCGTGCTACTTTACTTGCTGCGTTCTTGTTGGCTTGATTGCTAGGTCCTTTAGGCTTATAAATATCCTCCTTAAATATTGGATATGCTTGATCTAAAGATAAATTCATACCTTTGTCACTCTTACCCTTATACCAATTTAAGAATTCTTTCGCTGCCTCCTCGGATCCTATGTCCTCACGAATCTGTAACATAGATCTATCAAAAGATTCCTGTTGTTTAGCAGTTAACTGCTCATCCATACTTACTTGATTTTGCACAAGGTTAGGGAATACATCAGCAATGTAAGCAACTAGATCTTTCGCAAATTCCCCATAGCTAGCATATCCCTCACTCAGGACTTCTCCTGTTGCTGGATCTACCTGCATCTCTTTAAATTGAGGCATTTCTACCCCTTTTAGTAAAGGATGGCTAGAGAAACGATCTGTATTTTGATCCTGTGATTCTAAAGAGCTTTGTTCATTTAACTCCTCATTAGTAGAACTCCACTTAGCTTTTTCTTCTCTAAGAGAAGCAAGCTCCTGTTTCATTTTAATAACGTAGGGATTTTTATGAAAAGGCAGTTCTTCCTCTAATTCGTCAGTTCGCTCACTACCATCAGCCTCAGACTCATTGCCTGATTCTTCGGTTTCAAGTGATTCGCTCCCTTCATGTAATTGAGTATCACTATCCTGATTTACTGCAGTATCCTGGGCCATACTAGCGGAGTTATCATCTCCTGTTGTTTGATTATTACCAGTAGCTATTGTGTCGTCCATATTAAATTCATTAGTGAGATAGTTAATTATTACCGACTCGACGGGACTAATGTTACGAAATAACTATACATAGAGTATATCGGCTTGTAAATACTGGAAAAAAAAGAGGGCTAAATAGCCCATATGAGTTTTGACACACCCTCCGACCACAGAAAGAAGTTACTAGATCCATAGTAGATTGTGTGTCATCTGATTATACCACGGCCGCCATTTCCGGGCTAGCCTCCATTGGGGTTGCCTCAGTGTTTCCAGTTAATCCAGAAACTTGTACTGGCATCCCCTGTTGTTCAGGTGCCTGCTGTAGGGTAGGAGGCATTCCACCCATTGCTTGTTGCTCGCTCATAGCAGCTTGCATTGATTGCTGTTGTTGCAATTTCATTTCCTCCTGCATACTTAGTTCTTGATAACGCTCGAGCTCTAATTGGGTATGCTCCTGTATTGCAGCTTGAATTATATCGCTCTGAAGGCTTAAAAATGGAGGCAGGTCCGGATCGATTTCTTTTCCCGCAAGATAATCCGTATGCATCTTCAAATGCGCCTTATATCTTCTAAGATCAGTTACTTCATAGACCTGCTGGGGATCCATAGTCCCTTCGATGATATCCATAATATGCATAATAGCTACGTCGTTATATGTATCGATATTACCATCAAGACCATATAGCTGTTTAGCCATTTGAGGATCTCTTTCCATAAATACTCTTTTCGCTCTACCTTCATAATCGTCATAACCAAGGTCTTTATACATATCAACCAGAGCAGCTAAACCATTCTTGGTAAGATCTACAATTTCCGCTTTCATTACAGCAGGATTTCTAGGTACAGTAGATCCATCTTTAACCTGTACTTTAACTTCATAGCCTTCGAAAAGTTTCCTACTTACAGAAGTTTCAACTGAAGGGTCTGCCTTCTCATCAAATAATATATAATCCTCATCACCAAAGACGTAGATCATTTGGATTAAGGCATCGAATAACTTTTGTGATAACCTCTCAATCATACGAGTAATAGGGCTGTTCTTCTCTTTATCAGAGTCTTTAAGCACCTGTCTACCTGTAGCGGTCTCTGTCATCTGTTGCTCTCCTCTTGTGACAGAGTGTGTGCCGAACTCATTATCAATCTGCATTTCAGAGTGAGCCATATTATTAATAGCCTCGGGTCCAATGCCTCTAGCAGAAACATAAGTCATTACATTTCCAATCTGAACAGGGTCTCCATTTTGAGACCTAGCGATAATCTTATTCTGCCTGGATCTATCAGCACCATCTATATCGGCAGCACTTAGATAATCAGCATTATAAATCGCTTGGCCGTTAGAGTCGTCTTGATTTAAATCTATCTGACGCTTAGTACGGTTAACGTTATTAGCTAAGGATTTAGTAGTCTCTATTGGAGTTGTATCATCTGCGATCTTATCCCCAAATGAATACACATTTTCTATAATATAAGGGATTTTAGGGAATTTAAAATGGTTAACTACTTCGCTTTCTGCTCCCTCTACTCCTCTATTAAAGTTAGGGTTCGGTTCGATACCAAGGTTAAAATCTTTATATTGCCAAGAGACCAGCTCCTTCTCCCAATACTCTATATAGTCAATTTTATCATCATCAGCACAGTCTTTACCCAATATTAGTTTAAAATCGGCAACTCTAGTCTCATCTATCTGGCCGTCCTCATCTTTAAAGAATTTAGATATAAGATCCCCGTATCTATCTGATACTTTTTCAATCATGAAAGGGATCTGATCAGGATCACAAGTATCGAGAATAGGAAATATCAAGCTACCCATCTTAGGGATATAAACCTCATAAGTTCCTAATGCAGGATTAAAAAGGTATTTAACAGCTATATATCCTTGACAGTAGTAATTCCTTAAACCTTGCTCCATACGCTTTTGCATATAAGCATCATATTCCCAAAATGTTTTAAGAAATTCTGCGGTATTACGCTTTATTTGTGATATCCTCTTTGGAGATCCTATACCCTGTAAAGATCTTACTTTAATCTCGGGCTCCGGGCTTTTTTGAGTAGCAATAGGTATTACAGTCTCTAAATTAGTTCTTACCTTAGGGACATAAATAGCCTCTTCTCCCGCTAAGACATTGCTATCAGATCCAGAATCAAAGTTATTAGTAGCAAACCTACGATTCTCTTTAGCCCTTTCAAAGTTCTCGTCACACTCTCTTTCGTACTTGTTTAACCTAGCTGATATTCTCTCCTGCACTTGCTTAGGCTCAGTACCTGCACTACCTCCATAGTGTGTAATCCCTGAAGTTTGAGGTTTAGTTACTTCCGGAGTATGGTCTTTTGATGTCAAGTTTGGATACATTTTGGGTTAGTCTACACTTTTTTAAAACTGTTGATAATACTAGACGGTGTCTGAATAGGGCTTTGAATATATCCAGCAGGATCTGCTCTACCGAATTTTTGTATGGTAGATTTACCTCTACCTATCTTCATCATAGCTATTTTAGCGTATAAGTATGCATAAGGGAGGTCGCATTTGCCAGTCTTAACCCATTCATACCGCTGATTACCATTACGATCCTCACTTACTATACGTACTTGATTTTGCCATTCATCGGCAAATTCGTGTAACTCATTAGTATGCATGTTAATCTTTTCTTGGAGCGCATTAAAGTCATTTGCTAATCGATCAAACATCTCGTGCTTTCTAATAAGTACTAAGGATCTATCGGAGTCCGGAGAGAATTTGGCCAGCTCCCTTTGATCCGACTCTGGAGAAAATTTAGCACGCCATGCCCTACCGGCGTATTTATCACATATCCTCTTAGGGGCTCCAGTCTCTGGATCTGCGTCCATAACTATAGTAGCGTTCCATTGGTCTCTGATCATCTCGATCTCTTCCCACGAATCAGATCTACCATAAGCAAACATGCCCGCATGATCCATTAGGACCCATTGCTTTTCATTACCTTGGTCAACACCCATCGCCACTTGACCTTTAATAGGCTCGTGGTTAGCCGTACGGGAGATATTATCGAGTATAATCTGCCTAGTGACGGTGACATCGGAGCCTATATAAGGCTTGCCTAGGACCATATTTGAGAATACCGATGGAGTCATGGCATCGGGACCTTCTTCTAGAAGCATCATAGACTCGACAGAATGCCGGATATACATAAGCTGGTTAATCCAATAACCTCTATAGCCGAAGTAATCCCCATTTTTGTATTGCCCGCCCTTTGATTTAAATCTAGGTTGCCATACCCCAGTCCTCCTCACCTCATCTGATATCACTCCTTTACACCTACCACAAAGCACCTGCTTATCAATAGGGTCTATCCAACAGTGGTACGAATTTGGTACGAAAGAGGTCTTGTCTAATCTGTACCAATCAAGGTATTGCCAGTACTTACAATGATCACACTGTACCATGTAATGCATCTGGTCAGACTCTTGCCATACCTTATCAGCCCCAAATCCGGGATATAAGGGATTATCAAATTTCCATATATAACCGTGCCTAGAGTTTAAGATACGAGACTTAAGCTGGTTGATAACATATTGATCCGACCTAGAATCTTCGTCGTGTATGAGAACATCAGCTGTAAATGAGATACCTACAGTCGATTCCTCTTGCCTGTTAGAAGAGGCAGAATTATAAGCACCGACTAAGTGGATATAGCTTTTAGTACCGTTCGAAGACTCCACAACCTTCTTTGAAGAGTTGCCTGTAATATGCGACGATAGATACGGGTTGGCTGCAATGATAGGATCAAACTTAGTCTTAGAGAAGTCATCCATAGCCTTAGCATTATGGATTGTATAGCCCACACTAAGATTGCACTCTATCGCTAAGTAATCTGCCTTACACGACATCATCTCTGAGAATCCTACCTGAGCGCACTTTCGAATTCCCTGTAATGGATGCATATCACTCATAGGGTCTAATGCGAAGCGATGTTCTCCCCATTCGAAACGAAGACCATTGGAAGTCTTCATCTCATGCTCAATCATCCATGATATGAACTTTTCAGGTACTCTTAGTCTTTGCATGTATATATCTATTGTTAAACCAATCACGTTTACTAGCACGCAGTCTAGCTGTAAAATCCTCGTACCACTCAGCATCCGATTCCAAGTCTGTCATGCTCATGCAGATGTTATCAACCCATACCCGCACCTCTCCGAAATCTGAGTCATTATCCAAATCAAATTCTAAACTTAATTTACAGCCATCACGAAGCAGAAACACATACTTGCCAGATCCAGGCTTACCTTTATATCCCCACTTATCTGCATGAAGAAGAGTCTTTTCAAGAAGCGTTTTTATATGCTCAAAAGGCACCTCGTTATCCATTATTTCTTACCCTTCAAGGCATTAAGTAACTCCTTATCGTTAGGCAGCTTTTCAACAGGACTTGTATCCAAAGATCCTGATATCTTCTGATCAACAAGCTGCTGATCAACCCATTGAAAGTTATTCTTTAAGTTAAAGATAATGCCGGTCACATTGCCCTGTTGTCTAAACAATTGTTGCTCTGCATACTTATGTATTTTAAGCTTTGCAGCCTTTATTGTGCCGAAAAAGTCTGGATCTTTATCCTCATAATTTAACAACGTATCTCTATCGCATTTTAAGTAGACTGCAAGACCCGTAATAGTAGGATGCTCCGTAAAACCCTTCCTTTTGACTACTGAACCATCATCGAGAGTCTCAGTGTAATCATATTCGATTTCAGCAAAGTATGAATCTATTGCCGCGCCTAATTCATCAGCAGTTTTAAATTTCAATGGTCTGCCGTTTGGATTTCCTGTAGGTTTACCTGCCATGATTATTTATTAATATCAAACACACATTTATTTAAATTATTGATAAAGTTTTGCACAATAGCTTTCCGTTGGTACTTATTATCTATCATTGATAATGTACTTGATAGGTTTTGCAATCCTATCTCAATTAGGTCCATAGAGGCAAATATTGAATGCTCTTTATCCTTACAGATTATAGTATACACCTCGTTATCAAGTATTGTCACGGGTTTATTTTTTTTCTTTATTTGGTCTACCTTTTTTGTCATTCGGACTTAATATAGCTAAAATATCTGACTCTAGTAGGAAAGTATATTCTTCTCCATCAATCTGTAGATTATCTCCTGAGTAACCCTTGTATATCACTGTATCACCAATCTTTACAGAGAACTTAGTTTTAATACCATTGGGCAAAGTTACTCCTGTACCTAATCCAATTATCTTGGCGTAAGTCTCAGGTATCTTAGCGTCATCGCCAGTCAAGATAATACCATGACTAACAATTCTTTCTTCTTTGACTTCTGGTTTAACCAGAATATATGGTCCAACTACTTTTATCTTATCCATTTATAATTTCTTTTACTTTCAATATATCAAATAATTTATTAATCATATTTCTTTTGTAATCACTCATCTCTACAACATCAGTATATTCCTGCTCAGGTTTTATCTTATCGTACTCAGCTACATGGATACCTTCATAATAGACGTTTTGTTTAGAATGATGAAAAGGCTTACCTAGATTAGTTAGATATTCGATATATATACTAAACTCCCGCTGGTCCAGAAGTATGCATTCGACTTTCTTAATAGTTTGCTGACTTCCTCTAGTGTATTTATTTATGATATGTACGTATTTCATGACTCTATAAACTGACGCATATAATCTAATGGATTCTCACGGACAACCATTTGTTTGAGATGATATTCCCAATCCTGCCCCCATTCCTTATCATACTCGTCCATCAACTCATCTGGCCAAAATAGTTTCGCGAATTGTGGAGAACATAAAAAGCCAGTAACCAGCGTCATATTTAGTTGATCATAATTATCCCCAACTACAAACTTACAATCCGGAGTTTCCATAATCGTAACGTCTATCTTGGAGAGAATCTTTTCAAATATTTCTAGGTCAGTTGGCTTATTCATATCTTTTGTAAACAATTCCAGCAATTAACTCTCATCCTCGGGTTAGTTGCAGAACAAAATAAACATCCTCTCCCTTTAGATGATCCTGATATTTCGTAATCAGAGTACCATGCGCGTCTTAAGTTTCTTACAGCTTCTGCTTTAATCGGATCCCAAGAGACTTGATTTTTTTTAGGAGTAGCTTGGTATTCTCTCCAAGCTTCTTCCTCGTTAAGGATTTCGACATAGATGTCATATTTATTTTCAGGTTTTTTAT